CTTGTATCGTTGGTTGATTTCCAGGATTTTTCAACCTCCATTTGCTCACATTTGATTGTATAAAATTTCTTTGAGCTGCTTTTAGTATTTTTGAAGTATTTTCTTTAAATCTTTCACTTGCTACATTTAATTCAGAATTTTTTAAAGAATAATATATTGAATTATCTAAGTTATAAGTTTTTTTCAGATTTAAAGAATTCCCTTCATCGTCTGTAATAACAACATTATTAAATGTTTTCCCTCTTAATATTTCTTTATCCGCATTATAACTATCTGCAACATATAAAAGATTTGCTCTGGGAGTTCTATTTATAATTACCAAAGCTGTTTTATCGACTAATAATTTTGTTACTAATTTATATAAAAATCTAGTACCATTTTCATTATAATTTGGTTGATAATTTAAAGTCCAATATAACTCTCCTTTATTTTTCTTGATTTTATTTTCTTTTATTTCAAATGTTTGAATTTCACACTTTGATATGGTTTTTGCTATTAAATCTATAGAATGAGCTTCTGCCAATGTGTATATATAATTTTGTAACTCATCCGTTCCCAAAAGAACATCGAAGATATTTATTAATTCTCCATTTGAATTTTTAAATAATTTATCAAATATCACTTTTGCCTCCTAAACATAAATGACCTCTTCATCAAGTAGCTCTTGCACACTCATTGCCGCAACAAAAGCCATAAATGGGTCATTCTTTCTTAATTTTGGTTCAATTTTTTCATATTTTTTATTTCCATCTTTTCCATTTTTTACGCAAGTATTATTAATCGCCCATCTCATAATAGCACTATTTCCTATGTTTATTCTTCCTTCTGCAAAAGCCACTTCAATTCGAGGTGCTACTATTGCCGCAATACTTGCTGGATATCTTATCATTCTTATTAGTCCATATGGATTGTCTTTTGTTTCTATAGATATTCCCAATTCCTTAAATATTTGCTCTAGAAGTTTATATCTATATGTGTCTAAAACAATTTTTTTAACGTTGTATTTAGACATTTCTGAAATAATCCATAAAATTATTTCTCTAGCATCAATTGATTCCTTGTAAGTAATTTCAAAGTCTTTAAATCCTTCTAGTCCAATATTGTCAAAAGGAAATTTAATGTCTCCAAAGAATTTGCTTTTAGCACAAATCCAGGTTCTCTGTCTCCATACATATTCTCCATTTCTTTTAAATAAAAAACCTGCACTTGCAAAATCATTTAACGATGCAAAATCTAATCCAACAATTGCTAATTTTCCTTCAACCTCTCCTGCTTTTCTAGGAATTTCCTTTTCTATATCTTCATAAGAAGCTTTTAATATGTTCTCCCACTCAGTAACTGCCTCTTCTTCATCTTGTTGTGGCAAATTCATTCTTTTAGCATAAAATTCAACTCTATATGATTTTTGTTTTTGCATTTTCATATAATCTCTAATAAGTTCATTTTTTAATATTGGCATATATCTAAGACTTGGATTTGCTTGACACCAAGCTGTTATGTCTATATCTTCTTTTTTGTTCGTTTTTAAAAATTTTTCCATCGGTCTGTCTACTGTCTTTAAATCATTTATTTTATAAATAATAGGCAACAAGCCCAAAAAATTATCTTCTCCATTTAAAACCAATTTGGCCAGTGATAGTTTTTCATCTAACGGTCCTTCTCTTACTGTTCCATTTGTAGTTATTGTTACTGTTCTTGCATGCTTTATTTTTCCAAGGCCTGAACTATATACATTTATTTGTTTGTAATCCTCATAGGCATGTAACTCATTAAAAATTATCATTCCTGTTTGCTTACCATCTTTTGTTTTTGCGTTTGCAGTGTTATATCTTAATTTAGAATGTGTTGTTTTATTTATAATTTCTGTTTTGTTCCAATAAAAATATTTTTTCATTATATTTTTATTATTTTCAAGCATATTATAAACAACATTGAATGAATTTAATGCTTGTTCTTCTGATGTAGCAACTATATCTATGTGATAATTCCTTACACCATAATAATGAGTTTGTAAAAAATTGGCTAACGGCATTATCATTCCATCTTTTCCATTTCCTCTTGCCATTAATATTAAAATGTCTGGAAATACAACTATGTCCATATTATTTTTGTCATACATAAAAAACAAAGCATACGCAAATTTTTGATAAGGAAATAATTTATAATACCATCTTTCACAATATTTAACGGCCTTTTTAAATGTTTCTTCATCAAAAAAAACATCATCTTTCGATAATGTCGGCTTTACTATGTTTTTTATTAATAGTTTTATCTCATCATTAGTTTCGTTAGGATTTTCTTCTACAAATTTAATATAGTCATTTATTTCTTTACAGCAAATCATCTCCTTCACCTTCTTTCGGTGTCTGAGACGGTGTTTTTAATTCTAAGTCTTGCAGTATTTTTAATTGTTGTCCATTCACTTTTAAAATGTTTTGTACACTTTCATTTGGTTTTTCCGATTCAAAGCCATTTCCTGTTTTCAATTTAATTCTTAATCCATTTTTATCAATATCTTTTTGTATTTTCCTTTTTAATTTTTCTAAATTTATATAATCTTCTACTAAACTTTCAAAGTGTTTTCCAAATTTATTTTGTTCTATCAACTGATTTTTTAAATCTTCTCGTATTTGTTTTATTTCTTCGTTCTCTATTGCCATATTATACCCCCTTTCGCGTAAGAAAACTATAAATTTTGAACAGTTTTGACCACACACCCGCTCTCCTTAAGCTTTTTTTGAGTTCAGATTTTAGCGGGGGGATTTATATATCCAAGAATTTATTTCAATTATGTTTAAACATAATAAACCATCTATTGTTTTCATATTATATCTGTGTTCTAAATGTTCTATTTGTTTTCCGCTTCTGAAATGTATTGTCAAATAATCCCAACTTTTCTAATATCATATTGCATTCTTTTTGCGATATATTAGACAGCAACATTATTGTTTGCTGTATTATATTTAGTACTTTTGTAATATAACTTATTTGTTCTTTTGCCTTTAGACTTTTTAAACAATTAAACAATAGCTTTATCGATATTATTACTTCCTCATTATCTAATAAATATGCAGCGTATATTTCATCAGCAAAAGATATTGTCCCAGCCTTTTCTGTTCCATTATTCACATCTTTTATTACTGCTTTTATATTATTTACCTTATATGCTTGAATTAAATGTTCTAGTTTCATCTACCATCTCTCCTGTGTTATATGTTGTTTTCTTTTTTTCCAAGTCCATCTTTGTCTTTCTTCAATAATTTCGTGAGCTTCAAAACTTAAACTCACCATATTATTTATGTCTAATGCTAAGTCCGGCCTTTCTTTTATTGGTATGATATGATGTACTGTGTTTGCTTTAATAATTTTTATAGTTTTTGGAAAATGTTTTCCATCATTCCATTTACCCAAAAAAAATTGACAAGTATATTTATCTCTTTTCAATACTTTTTCTCTTGCTATATCAAAATCAGTTGAATTATAAAACTGCTTTGTCTTTCCTTTTACAATTTCTTTTTCCCAATTATAATTTTTTCTTTTAGACCTTCTTTTTTTCATTTTTGATTTCTTCCTTTTTCTTGTTTTGATAAATATACTTAAACTTTACTAGTTTTTGAAATGTTTCATAATCTTTTCGTTTAATCACTTCTCCTATTGTCATTGGCATCTTCTCCTTCTGAATCTTTTTGATAAGATTCACATTTTATTGAGCCGTCTATTTTTATGTTTAATTCTTCATCACATATTGATTTGTTTTTGCAATTCCTGCAAACTTCTTTTACAAATGTTTCATATAGGTTTAATTGCATAATTTCCTCCCATAATAAAAGAGCCTACCTTGTTGATAAGCTCTTTGTACTGTATATATAAAATATATACAGTGTATGTTAACGATTTATTTTATAATATTTATTGATTAATTTATATTTTTAAAGTATAATAATTGTGTTCTCCCATATTACTTGTGCACTGAAAGGTGGTGATATGATGGATAAGCTTATAATGTTGGCTGTATTAGTTCTTATTTATTTAATCTTGTCATTATTTAAATAAGTTCTACATACAAAAATACTAGAGTGTATCAGACTCTAGTATTTTTTTGTTCTCCTTTTGGATAAACTTTTTTGTTGGCTTACAGAATTTAGAAAGGAGGTGTCGAAATGGATACGATTTTTTCTCTTTCTTTTCTGTCTTTATATTATACTAGAGTGTTTATAAAAAATCAATACTTTTTAGATTTTTTATATAATCACTTCTTTTATTATTATAACACTTTTTCCTTTATTATGCAAATTTTGGTTGCGACGAAGAGATTCGAACTCTTAATCTTTAGCTTATGAGGCTAACAAGTTTCCATTGCTACCCTGTCGCAATATATAAATACATTATTAGAGCTTCCCCTTACATTAAATTATTTATCTTAATTGTTCGACCACCGTGAGAACAAGTCTGAGTTATAAGGAGCGACCTTATAACTTCTTGCCCCTTTCTAGCACGCAAGAGATTGCTTACTCTTAAATTTCACCCATCTTTCAGAATGTTTTTAGTAAAGATAATATCAACTATCTTTTTTCCCAATTAAATTGTCTCGCTTGAGCTACTTTAACCTAGTTATGTCTTATAGTTTTATTTCTAAAACTTCACGAGAAATAATCTTGTTTCGACATTACCTATATTGGTCTATATTAGTCAAATACGACTTATAGGCTTATCCTGCACTTGCAGTGTCTATTACGATTACGACAA